ATGGAAAAAGTTATCACAATTATTGCAGCGGTTGCCGGTCTGGCCTTTTGGGTGGGTTTAATCAGCCCAAAACTGGTGCTTATGCCAAACAGAAAACGCTCATCTGCCGTTTACTTGGTTATCTGCCTGGCGGCTGGAATTGTTGGATCAGTTTTATATCCGACTCAAAAAACTGCGACTATCGCACAAGAGAAAAAACCTGAACCAGAGAAGGTTTATAAATTCGCAACCCAAACGCTGAAAGACTGGAGATTAAGCACACAAGCAAAACGCCATGAATGGATCGACAACTACGCGGAATTTGCAGGCTTAACCAAAACAGCAGCAGGCGATTTTTACAGTTGTGTAAGCGAGTATTCTTACACGAAATCCGAAGGCTTACAGTTGGGTATGGTTCTGGGTTGGTGCAAAACCGACTACGATAACAATCCCGGCTCACTCTCTAAACGCATCAACTTCGACACCTTCGAAGATCAATTCAGCCACTGGAATGGTACTTATAAGCCTTTAGAAGCCCGCATCAAAGAAACCATGCACGACGATTCTTCTTATAAACACGTTGAGACAACGTACCGCCTTTTACTGAAAGATACACCTCACGCCATCGTCAGCACGACATTTCGCGGTAGCAACGTATACGGCGCAATAGTTAAGCAGACCATTTCTGCCGATGTTGATATTAAAACAGGGCAAATAATTAAAATCGTTGAGTAATAAAAACCCGCCAAAAAGGCGGGTTCTTTTTTTTAAAGCGCCAGCGATAACTGATCTTCGCCGTGGTGACTTCGTGGAAACGCTTCTTGTGGCACCATCGCGCCGGGCGCTGGCTGGGTCTGGTTTAGTGAACCGTCTATTTCCGTCATGCTGGTGAAACAGTACCCGCACAACATATTTTGACACTGGTGATAGCTGCGTCGTACAAGCAAACTCAGCTCAACGCTGGTTCTGGTTTTTGCTATTGCACGGCAGCGAGGACAGCGCATTGCCATACGCGGGCCTCCTTTCAGGACTGGTTAATATCAACGCAAGTATAACGCTTAAGACATTGAATCGTCACTCTCCGCTGTCCAGTCGTCGATTTTTACTTCCAGTTCCAGCGACGTGGTAAACCCTCCCCCGCCAATATCGTGAACACACCGCGTTATCGTCCAGTTCCCACTGTCGATCGTGGACTTAAAGCCGTAGACGCTGGCGGGCTGTTCCGGGTACAAATCTGCGCGGCCACGCGCCAGGGTGATGCTGAACGTCGCCGCTCCACGCTGCAACTCCCGCCACTTAGCCGCAGCGGCACGCTTCGCCGCCTTTTCCGTCTTGAAGGTTTTACGGATAACAAAAACGTTACCTTCGGCCCCGGCCAGATAATCACCCTCTTTTTTGCTGGATGCAGGCTCTTTCTTTTTGGCCTGGCTGGTTCGTCGCCTGCGGGTTGTTTTCTTCACGGTAGTGGATGGTTTTTTACCAAAGTTGAGATCAAGCCAGTATGCAGTTACGCCCGTGTACGCGTCGCGGTCAGCTACGTTAAAGCTATGTTTATCACCGCTTGACCGGACTATCTCGATCACCGGCAGCGGCTTGCCGCTCTGCGTCACTCCCTTTCCCGGCGTGATAAACAGAAGCATACCGTTTTTAATGGTTGCCACCGCGCCCAACATTTCGGCCATGCGCGTTAAGAAGCTGATATCTGATTCACTCGTCTGATCGGCGTGGTCTATCTCAATCTTCGCCAGTTCTTCGCTGACGCCCGCACGCAGATCGTAGCGGCTGGCAATGCTGGCGACCACATCCCCCACGGTAATATCGTGCCAGCTATATTCCCTCTTCACGTTGAAGGTATCGCGGAAATCTGCGCTTCTGGCACTGATCGTTAGCTGGTCAGGCGGGCCAGCGTGTCCGATCTCGTCAACCGTATAGACGCCCTTAAAAACCAATGGATCATTATCCCAGCCCAGCGCCACCGATATCTTTGCGCCGCGTGGTGGTAATGCTACCTGCCCGTCTGCATCATCCAGAGTCAGATCCAGCGTGTCCGCTTCAAAGCCCCGGTTATCTGTCAGGGAAAGGGAGATCAGCCGGTTATCCAGCGCCGTAAGCTGATTACCTTCAATTTCAATACTGAACGCCGGGCGCGGCGAATATCGGTTTTCTGTCGTGTCCATATCAACCCCTTCATCATGATGGGGTACATCGTCGCCACGCGCGCGCGCATGAACAACGCCCCGTCATTGTTGCAGGTTGCTGACAACCCTTATTCATCGCATCGGCCTGCCATTGCCGCAATGATATTCGCAGTCATTAAACTGGCGAGGCAAATACATGGCCACTAACCACCATCACGGTGTAACCGTCACGGAAACCACCGACCTTAGCACGATGATCACCGACATTGATTCGGCGGTGATCGGCGTTGTCTGCACCGCTGATGATGCGGACGAAGACGCGTTCCCGCTGGATACCCCTGTACTGATCACCCGCGTGGCTAACATGCTGGGCAAGGCAGGCAAAACCGGCACCCTGTTTACCACCCTGAAAGCGATTTCAGACCAGACCAGCCCGCAAACCATTGTGATCCGCGTTGCCGATGCGTCAAAAATTGTCCCACCAGAAGGCGGCACCGCACAGACACAGGATCAACTGGTTATTGGCGGCACCGATGCAAACGGGCGCTTTACCGGCATGTACGCGCTGCTGTCTGCCGAAATGCGCGTAGGCGTGCGCCCGCGTGTACTGGCTGTTCCCGGACTTGATACGGAAGCAGTAGCCGCACAACTCGGTGTCATTGCGGAAAAACTGCGCGCGTTCGCATATGTAGCCGCGAACGGCTGCAATACGATTGCCGAAGCGAAGACCTACCGCGAACAGTTTGCACAGCGTGAAATGATGGTCATCTGGCCTAATTTCATCTGCTACGACACCAACGCCGGGGCCAATGCCACCGTACCCGTGGGTGCCCATGCTGTTGGGATGCGCGCCAAAATCGACGCAACGCAGGGCTGGCATAAAACCATTTCCAACGTTCCCGTTAATAACGTGCTGGGGATGGATCGGGATATCTATTTCACGTTACAGGGCACCGATACCGACGCCGACGAACTGAACGCAGCAGGCGTTACCACGCTGATCAAGCAGGACGGCTACCGCATCTGGGGATCGCGCACCTGCGACGCGGAAACGTATATCTTCGAAAGCTATACCCGAACCGCGCAGATCGTTGCGGATACCGTCGCCGAAGCCCATTTCGCCTATGTTGATAAACCGCTTACCCCGTCGCTGGTAAAGGACATTGTGGACGGCATCAATAAGAAGCTGACCTCATATGTGACGGCTGGCAAGCTGCTGGGCGCCCGCTGCTGGTATGACCCGGAACCGAATACCTCGGAAACCCTGCGCAATGGTCAACTGACCATTAAGTACAACTACACCCCTGTTCCACCGCTGGAAAATCTCAGCCTGGTACAGGAGTTCACCGACGAATATTTCGCTACGTTTTCCAGCGCAGTGAATAACTAACCGGGGGCGCTTATGGCACTGCCTAAGAAACTCAAATATTTCAATATGTTCTTTGACGGGGATAACTACTTCGGCATGGTGCCGGAAATCACCCCCGCCAAACTCACCAAAAAAACCGAAGACTACCAGGCGGGCGGTATGCCGGGTTCGGTTGCGGTGGATCTGGGCTTCGACGCTGGCGCCCTGGATATGGATATCACGCTGGGCGGCATGGATGCCGGGCTAATGAAAAAATGGGGCGTTACCACTGCGGACGGAATGCAGGTGCGCTTTGCTGGCTCTTACCAGGACGATGCGACCGGCGACGCCGTACCGTGCGAAATCCAGACGCGTGGCCGCTTCACTGAACTAGATCCCGGTTCGGCAAAGGTTGGGGATGATACTTCGCATAAGTACACCCTGAAAAACACCTATTACAAGCTGACCATCAATAGCGAAGAAATTATCGAAATTGATGTGCTCAACATGATCTACAAAGTTGCCGGTGTGGATGTGCTGGAAAAACACCGCGCTAACATCGGCTTATAAGGAAACCCGGCACCATGAGCAAGACCAAAGAAAACACCGTTATTCTTACCGCCCCTATTACGCGCGGTAAGACCAAAATCACCGAAGTGGCGATCACTTCCGTGCTTAAACAGGCTGGATCACTGCGCGGCTTAAAAGCCTATGACGTGCTGACGTCCAACTATGACGCGCTAGTTATTCTGCTGCCCCGCGTTACCGCTCCGGCATTAACCGCCGATGAGATTGCCCGAATGGATACCTGGGATTTTTGCCAGTTAGCCAACGCGGTGGTTGATTTTTTGCAACCCTCTTCGGATCTGACCGCGACGGATACGGGCAACGAATCATCCGATGCCCCTGCGAACGCATAGAAGACCTGATGGCAGATATCGCCGTCATATTCCACTGGCGGCCGGTAGAGATGGACGCCATGACGGTACAGGAAATACTGTTATGGCGTGATCAGGCGGCTGCGCGCAGTGGTGGAGATCACTAAATGGCAGACCGCAATTTAAATATCAGGGTGGCATTCAGCGCCCTGAATAATATGTCCCGCCCTGTCAACGCGGCGCGCCAGAGTGCCGCCGCGTTGGCGTCTCAAATCAATCAGACCAAAACCAGCATTAAAGGGCTCGAGCGTCAGGCAACCAGCTTTGACCGCCTCACCGCAGCCAATAAAAAAACCACCGAACAACTGGCCCAGGCGAAAGAACAGGCCCGGCAAATGGCGGCGGCTTATGGCCCGTTACGCCAGCGCAGCGCCGAACAGGTTGCCGCCCTCAATCAGCAACGTGCAGCCATTCGCCAGTTAACCCAGCAGCAGAAAGGCGAGCAGACGCAGCTTAACCAGTTGCGCGCCAGCTTCTACAGCGAAGGCATTGCGATCAGCAGCGCCAGCCGGGCGACGGAACAGATCAACCAGCGCACTGCGCAATACAATCGCCAGCTTGCCGAACAGCAGCGACGGCTTGACGCTGTAAACCAGGCGCAGGCCCGTTACAACCGCGCTAAAGAAACCGGTGAGAAGCTGCAAAGCACTGGCATGAAGACTGCGGCGACTGGCGCGGCGATAGTGGCTCCTGTCGTCGCCGCCATCAAGAGTTACAGCAGCCTAGAAGACGCCATGAAGGGCGTATCCAAACAGGTGAATGGTCTGCGCGATGATAACGGCAACCGCACGGCTCAGTTTGCTGAGATGCAAAAGGCCATAAAAGACGCCTCCGAAAATCTGCCTATGCCCAACGGGGCGGTTGATTATGCCGCGCTGGTAGAGGGCGGCGCACGTATGGGTGTGGCTAACAGCGATGATCCATGGCAGAAGCAGAAAAAAGATCTGCTGAATTTTGCCAACACCGCCGCCATGGCCTCAAAAGCGTTTGAGCTACCTGCCGATCAGTTGTCGGAAAGTCTGGGTAAGATTGCAGGCCTTTACAAAGTACCGATACAGAATATTGGCGAATTAGGCGACGCCATTAACTATCTTGACGATAACGCCAAATCAAAAGGCTCCGAAATAATTGACGTTCTGTTGCGAGTGGGCGGAACCGCCGATCAGCTCGGCTATAAGAACGCGGCGGCATTAGGGTCTACATTTCTAAGCCTTGGTGAAGGCGCGGAGACTGCTGGCACTGCTGTTAAAGCGATGGTGCGCGAGCTGGGTAACGCCATGGTGCAACCGGATCGGTTTATGGAAGGTCTGGACGCTTTGGGGCTAAGCGCGGAGAAGGTGCAGAAGAACATGGCAAAAGACGCCATGGGCACCATCATGGCGGTCATGGAGGCCACCAAAAAGCTTGACGACGACAAACAGCTAAACGTTCTTACTCAGCTTTTTGGTGATGAGTATGCCATGGCAGTAAGAAAGGTAGCCAACAACCTTCCTGAGCTGCGCAGACAACTAGAATTGACCCACGGCACCGCGGCGAAAGGCTCCATGAAGCGGGAATCCGATATTGATAAAGGTTCCCTTTCATCACAGTGGCAGATAACTAAAGCGGAGTTTGGCAACAATTTCAGCGCGCTGGGCGAAACCATGCGCGGGCCGATGATGGCGATCATGAAATCAGTCGGCGGCGTCCTGCAATCAATCCGGGGCTGGATTGAAGCCAACCCGGTACTGGTTGCCGCCATCATGAAGACCGTCGCGGCGATTGGTGCCATTCTCACGGTGCTGGGTACGCTTATGCTGGCGCTGGGTGCAGTACTCGGCCCGATGGCACTTGTGCGCCTCAGCTTTACCACGTTGGCCGGTGAAGGAGGAATAGCGCGGCTGACTGGTGGAGTAATGCGCCTGGGTGGTGCGTTCCAGTGGCTTGCTGGCTCGCCTATGCAGGCATTGTTAAGCGCCTGCCGCATGGTATTCGGCCCGCTTATCACTCTACTGGCTGGTATTTCTGCGCCCGTCTGGGGGCTGATTGCGCTCTTTGCTGCGGCAGCAGTGGCCGTCATTAAATTCTGGGAACCAATACAGGCATTTTTCACTGGTTTCTTTAACGGCATCATGACGGGCTTACAACCTGTATTTGATGCTTTCAACGCTGTTTTCGCTCCATTAGCCCCAATCTTTGACGCGATAGGCTCCGCTATTAGCGGCGTTTGGGATTGGTTTACAAAATTGCTTGAACCGATCAAATTTTCCAGCGATGCGCTAGAAACTTGCACTACTGTTGGCGAAACATTTGGGAGGGTTCTGGGTACTGCAATAAGCGGTTTGCTTTGGCCGCTACAAAAACTGATGGAGGGTGTCGGCTGGGTACTGGAGAAACTTGATCTAATTCCTGCTGGACTTGATGCAGCAAACGCCAAAGCAGAAAGCCTTAAAAAAGATCCCGTTGTCTGGGAGTGGGATCCGCAGCAAAAGAAAATGGTTAAAAAGGATTGGCAGTGGTCACCGGATAAACCAAACCAACCTAAACCGCCAAAACCACCAATAACGCCGAAGCCAGTTGGCATCCCAGACCTTATGGGAGCGCCAAACTTAACGCCGAAGATGAGCAAGAGTCTGGATAAAATCGCAGACAACACGGGAAAAATGGCGGCAAAAGACGGCCCCGGCGAAATCGTCTTCAAGAATAAGCAGCCCTATATCCCGATCCGGGGCGGATATTCGGAACCGCTTAAGCAGGCGCAGCGCCAGCTACCATCCCTTACGGATTGGGTGACGCAGCAGGCCGGATCGCTGATCGCTTCCGTTACGCCGTGGCAGGTTGAGAAGCCCGCCGCACGGGTGCCCGTTTCGGCGTCGCCGTCTGCGGCTTCCGTCGCTGCGCTGATGCCAGCACCGGGTGGCGATGTATATAACCTTAACTTCGACTTTAGCGGCCAGAAACTGGATGAAGAAACCATTATCAGGCGCGTGCGCGAAGAACTTGCGTTAGCGAAGCAGCAGGCCGACCGGCGCAAGCGTTCCCAACTGACCGATCACGTCTAAGGGCAATATCATGATGATGATTCTGGGGATGTTCCCCTTTTCACTGCAAACCACGCCTTACCAGAGTGCGAATAAAACCAACTCCTGGCGGCATGTCAAAAACGATCGCGTGGGAAAATCCCCGCGCTATCAGTTCATCGGCGCTGATGAAGAACCGTTCGTACTCAGCGGCACGCTGTACCCCGAAATAAGCGGCGGTGATGTGTCGCTTGTCATGCTGGAAACTATGGCTTTTTCCGGGCGCCCGTGGCCCCTGATAGAAGGCACAGGCAGGATCTACGGCATGTATGTAATTGAGCAGATCACGCAAAACCGGACTGAGTTTTTTAAGGACGGGAAGGCAAAGAAAATTGATTTTACGCTCAACCTGAAACGGGTAAGCGAGGACATACGGGAAAAGCTGGCTGAAACGACCACAGACGATCTGTTCTCTCTGGTGAAAACCAACCTTTCGATATAAGAAAAGCGGGCCATTGCCCGCTTCGTCTTCCGTAATACACCACCATAACTGACCGTGCTACAGCACCGTTAAAAGTGACCGTACTCGATACACACGGCCAGCACGGTTATAACCGGCCATGCGTGCCGGAATTCTTATCTCTGGTCGCTGGGAATTTTTTGTAAAGCGTAGATATCCCAACATCATAAATTATGGCAACCCTCCGGCGCGATTCCCCTGCCGCTATTAACCTACCCGCCTGCGCCCATTGTTCTGGTGTTAGTTTTGGACGTCTACCGCCGATCCTTCCCTGCGCGCGAGCGGCCACCAGTCCTGCACGCGTACGCTCGACAATCAATTCTCTCTCCATCTCTGCCAGTGCTCCCATAACATGAAAAAAGAAACGCCCCATTGGTGTTGAGGTATCAATACTGTCAGTCAGGCTGCGGAAGTTCACGGAACGTTGCTTTAGTTCCTCCACCAGAATGACCAAGTTCCGCATACTCCGCCCAAGACGATCCAGCTTCCAGACAACAAGCGTATCTTCTGGAGAAAGGCGCTTTAGTAATTTTTTAAGCCCTGGCCTTTCCGCTGTTCTCCCGCTCATTTTATCTTCAAAAATTAGCTCACATCCTGACCGCTCAAGCGCATCACGTTGCAAAGCCGTGTTCTGGTCATTTGTTGATACGCGCACATATCCAATAAGCATGGTTTTTCATTCCTTTAAAACGATAAATCATGCCATTCGGCTAATAATTATGCATTTTCAAAAACGTTGGTTTAGGGGAAGGCTCTGCATTGCCTGTCGGTGTACCTGTTCCATGGCCGTCAGCAACACCGCCGACAGGGTGGCTAAAATGCAACGGAGCAGCGTTCACGGCTTCCCAGTACCCGAAACTGGCACTGGCCTACCCATCCCTCAAACTGCCAGATCTTCGCGGGGAGTTTATCCGTGGTTGGGATGATGCGCGTGGTGTGGATTCAGGGCGTGGTCTGCTTTCGACTCAGTCCGATGCTATTCAAAATATTGTTGGTTCTTTTGGTAGGACGCAACTGTTTAAAGATACCGTATATTCTGGGCCATTTCGTCAGGATAGTGCGTCATTATTGTCTGTAGGGCTTGCGCCATCAGACGGGAGTACGGGTTACGGAGCGACAAATTGGTCATTTGATGCATCTCGTGCAGTTCGTACTGCGACAGAAACCCGCTCGCGTAACATCGCATTTAACTACATCGTGAGGGCCGCATAATGACGCAGGCAAAACTAAACAATGAACTTATAGCCTCGGTGGCAGGGGAAATCACCGTCTACAACTACGATGGCGAAACACGAGAATATCTGTCTTCATCCATCGAATATCTGGCCCAGGGGGTCGGAATTCCGGCTAATTCATGCATTGATGCGCCAAGCGAAAGCAAAATCGGTTTCGCCATTTGTCGCACAGCAGACCGTTCATCATGGGAATATATCACCGATCACAGAGGGCAAACCGTTTATAACACAGAGACAATGCAACAGGTTGAAGTGACGGTACTGGGGGATTATCCCAAACATACAACCCCCATAGCTCCAGCATCACCGTATGATAAATGGGACGGAGATAAATGGGTCACGGATGCTGACGCAAAACTTCAAGGCGATATTGCAGATGCAGAACAACACCGGCAAATGCTCATCGCTCAGGTGGATGAACTAACCTCCGACTGGCGAGTGGAACTGATGCTCGGTGATATCAGCGAAGAAAACAAAAAGAAACTGTCGTCGTGGATGGCTTATAAAACTGCGGTTAAAGCCGTCGATATTTCGACGGCTCCTGATATTAACTGGCCTGTCCAACCGGAGGTGTAGGCCATTTGATACCTGGTGCAGCGTCAGGAACGACCGCCTGCAATTCCTTTATGTAGGTCAGCCAGAGTATCAGGCTGGCCTTATCTTTATCACTGATAATGCCTAACTGTAGTTCTGTCTGCCATAGACTAATCGCAGCCTGTGCTTCAGCTAAGAAAGCTGATTTTTGCTGTTCTGCTGCTTTCACATCTGCAATATGCTGTTCTTCGGTATCCGTTACCCACTCACTGCCGTTCCACGTATCGTATGGCGTGGCAGGTGCCAGCGTAGTAGTGCTCTCCAGATAATCGCCAGGCACAGTGATGGCAAGCGCTTCACCTGTTTCAGTGCTATAAACTGTTTCACCACGATGATCGGCTATATATTCCCACGCGGTAAAATCAGCCGTCCGGCAAATGGCAAAACCCTCCTTTTTTTCGCCTGGTTCATCAATGCAGGAATTTGCCGGAATTCCGACCCCCTGGGCGAGATATTCGATGGATGAAGACAGATATTCGCGTGTATCACCATCGTAGTTAAACACGTTGATATTACCGGCAACCGTTGCAATCAGCTCTTTATTCAATTCAGCTTTCGACATTATGCAGCCCTCACAATGTAGTTAAATGCGATGTTGCGCGGACGAGTCTCAGCGCCGCCGGTATTGCCGACACGACCTTTTGTATGCAGAGTTGGATTGGCTATTAAGGTTCCACCGTTTGTTGATGCGTCAATCCCTCGCCCCTGAGCATAAGTTGATTTAACAATTGCACCGATATCCCATTCGTCGGTTTCTTCATAAACAGTATTCGCGACAATAAAATGCCTGTGTTTCTCCAGCATTCCCGACTGAGCATTCAGTAGCCCGCGACCTGCATCAACCCCGCGCCCGTCATCCCATCCACGGATAAACTCCCCGCGTAAATCAGGCAGTCTGAGTGCCTGATAGGCCTGAGCAAGTTTAGGGTATTGGGAGGCTGTGAACGCTGCTCCGTTGCATTTTAGCCACCCTGTCGGCGGTGTTGCTGACGGCCATGGAACAGGTACACCGACAGGCAATGCAGAGCCTTCCCCTAAACCAAGGTATGCGAGAAGACCAGCTACATCCTTTCCACTCAAATTAGTCAGCGTATTGTCCAGCGGTTGTTTACCTGCCAGTGCATTAAGCATTGTCGTGGCAAAGTTCGGGTCATTCCCCAGCGCCGCCGCCAGTTCGTTCAGTGTATCCAGTGCCGCAGGTGCAGAACCCACCATTGCCGCAATCGCCGATTTCACAAAAGCCGTAGTGGCAATCTGTGTATTGTTGACCGACTGCGCCGCCGTGGGGGCTGTTGGCGTTCCGGTGAGTGCCGGACTCGACAACGGTGCTTTTAGTGCCAGCGCATTGTTAATGGTGGTACTGAAATTCGGATCATTGTTAATGGCTGCGGCTATTTCTTTCAGCGTGTCCAGCGTGGCTGGCGCACCATTAATAAGGGCCGTCAGTGCCGCCTGTACAAACGCAGTGGTCGCAACCTGCGTGGTATTATTCCCCGCCGCTGGCGTTGGCGCTTTGGGGGTTCCGGTAAATGTCGGGCTGGCTTTTGGCGCGTACTGTGAATGCGGGTCCGGTGCGGCAAGATGTTTTGCCATCTGATCATCCGCGTACACCTTCAGCTCCAGTGCCTTGTCATCCACATACTTGCGGGTTGCCAGCACTACAGCAGGGTCGATTTTCAGCGTTACGGCAGCGGTGCTGCTGACAATCAGGATCATGCGTACAACCTGTACGCGCCCGCTTCCCTCCTGTAACTGCGGCTTATACGTTTCCGCACAGTTGGCTACGGCAATCATATCGCCGTCTTTATCGAATAAACCGATTTCACGGATCCACCACCCGCCCTCGTCTTCAGGTATCACCTGCTCGGCAATAATCTGGTTGGCGTTATTCGGGTCAATGCTCAGACTATTAAGCGGCTTGCGGCGCAGCTCATGAACCAGCGCCGTTTGTGCCGGGTTCGGCGTCGGCAACACGCCGTTACCATCGCCTACAGCCATCTGGGTGATTTCAACCTGCGCACCCAATGCCGTGGCATTTGCCAGTTTCGCCGCGCCCACATTGGTTAGCACGGCATAATATTTAGTCGCCACTTGCGATCTCCACGATGTCAATTAAATGGATTGCCGCCCCGGTGTAATCATCACCACCCACGGCTATGGTTTCAGGGAAATACGGGTATACGGTCAGCGTATCGCCGGAATAACTGCCCGCGCCGATATACAATTCGCCGGTTGTTTGCAGGTGAAGAGACATTCCCAGCATATGACGGCTGCACGGCTTCACATCGGCGATCAGGCGTTCAAGCTCCTGATAGGTTTCTTCACTAATGCCCTGGTCTTCCACGCCAATATCCAGCGTGAAGGTGCCCGGTGCGGTGTCGATGTTCCACCACTCGTTAACCCGGATGAAGAAGCCGAACGGCTCCACAACCCGGCGCATGGCGCCCGTTGTACCCTTGTACTTATGCAGGTAGAACGCATCGGCCACCGCCTTACGCTTCGTGCTAATCGGCCAGGCCTCATCCCATCGATCAACGGAGAAGGCCCACGCCAGATAGGGCAGCAGATCAGCCCGACACGTCCACGGGTTCCACAACTGGCGCAGCGGCACAGGCACTTCACCCAACGACGCACAGACGCGCGCGGCGACTCGCTCCATTCGGCTGGCGCTGGGTGGTAACAGGTCATTACTCATCGTAACCACCCACCGTTATGGTGTATTCGGTGCAGTGCGATGCCTGGTAGTCACTCAGCACGATATCCGCAACAGGCTGCGCCAGTTCAACGCGCTGGACGCCTTCGACGTGCAGGGCGGCATAGATAGCCGAAAGGCGGATATCACGACCTAAGCGATTCTGCGCGGCAATATACGCCTGTAACTGCTGTTCCGATGCCTGCCGGACGGGTTCCGCTTCCGGCCCCGGATAGATGTAAAGCGTTGCATCAATCTGGTACGGCACGATCTCCGCAGACTGCACCGTTACCCTGTCGGCCACCGGGCGCACCTCTTCATCGTTCAGGGCAGCAGCGACCACAGAAAGCAGATCATCGCTGGCCGTTCCGTCACCCTCACGCGACAGCACCGAAATGGTGACGCAGGCAGGCGTAGGACTGACCGCCGAAATATCAGCTACGCGCCCGTCAGCCGAACGCCCCCAAAACTCATATGCCGCCGTTGGCCCTGCCACGCTCAGACCTTCAAAAGCCTGCTGGGTACGCGTGCGTAAATCCGCGTCTGACTCCATCACGGCTTCAATTGGCGGGGTAACGCTGTCGTCTTCTTCCTGAATGGTCAGACGTTCAACGTTGAAATTGACCGCCAGATTATCCAAATCGCTATCCGTGGAATAAGCCAGCATCACCGCGCGGGCCGCTTCATTCACCCGCTGGCGCAACAGCAATTCGCGATAGCAATTCTCTTCCAGCAGCATGGTGATCGGCTCCGATTCAAGCTCAAGCGTGCGGGCGATCTCTTCCTGCTCATCTTCCGGGTACATCGCAACAAATGCGGCCTTGCGCTGCGCGAAAAGCGTTTCGAAGTCCAGCGGTTCAACCACCACGGGCGGCGGTAGCTGCGATAAATCGATCGTGCCGCTCATGCCTGGCCCCTCAATGTGATATCGGCGTTAAATGGCGTCTGATTGTCGGTGCGATTGGCCTGGATAGTGGCAACCAGCCGACCGGCACCCGGCGCGCTCAGGGTGATACTGGTCAGAGAGATCCGCGGTTCCCATAAATACAGGGCGCTGTAGATGGCAGACATAACGCGCAGCTTCGTTATGGCGTTATCGACCGGCTGATCTATCAGGTTGAAAAGCTGTGAACCGTAAGCGCGGCGCATTACACGGGAACCGATCGGCGTTAACAGAATATCGCCGATAGACTGCGCTATATGCTCGTTGTCGGTGATGGCATGGCCTGAACTGGCATTCATGCCGCTGTAACGGACTGTACTCATACCGGGCCACCTGTATTACTACCACCGGACTGGACGCCGCTATGTTTGTGAGAATGGACAACGACACCATTAGACGAAAGCGATCCACCTGAATGGGTAATATTGCCCTTCATTTCCCCGCCCTTTTGCACTTCCAGCGTGGCGGTGATCAGCTTGTTGGTGCAGACCACTTCCGGCGTGTCCAGGGTAACGCGCGTATCTGCCTTGACAGTTACCACCGGCACGGTGGCGGTAATGGATTCCGACGCGGTGACGCTTGCCGTTTTCACCCCGCTGACAACCAGCGCGCTGGCCTCCGGGTCATATGAGATACGGGCGCCATCCGGGTGCAGGATCACGCAGGTGGTAGCGCCAGCATCTGGCGGCGGTGCGTCTTCGCTGTAAAGGCTTCCGGCAATGAATGCCGTTTCCATCTCACCGCAGGGGCACAAAATATAAACCTGTTCGCCCACTGTCGGCGCCCACCACGTCACGGCTTCACCGGCGCGCGGCACTGCCCAGCGGATCCAGTCGGTTTTGTTCTCGCCGGTTTCGACGCGTGCAAGATACTTTTTCGTGTCCACTTCCAGCACGGTGCCAATGCGGGCGAGATTGCAGATAAGGCGATAGAGTTCGTTTAAATTCATAGTGCTGACTGTTTCCCTTGGTGCCGGTTACGCTGTCCGGCGTCGCTTCCGCCCGGTAGCAGGCTTTACGACCGTTTCGGCTTTTGGGTTATGCAGTCAGTATCAGGAGTCGCGCGCGCGCAAACAACGCGGCGCCATTGTGGCGGGTTGGTGACAATCAAATCTCTTGCATGAAGGCGACAACAGTATCGGCCAGCCAGTCTAAATCCCCCTCGGTCATGCCCAGGAGTTCACGCACCGGGTAGCGTGCACGGGCACCCGGCACCACGTTATCGACTTCACCGTACTGGTGAACGCTGGCGATTTCGGCGGTATGCCCCTGAAAGCCAACCACTGCCATGCCGCCCGTACCGTAAGCCTTAAGAAAGCGTGCGGTGCGCAGCTTGCGGAACATCGGATCCTTTCTGGTGCGGTTCTGCTTGGACTGGTTGAGATTGATTTCAATATAGCGCTGGATATCGCGTTTATAGAACGTGCGCAGGGCACCGCGATCCACGTCATAGCCGGTGATTGCGCGGTGCTCACCCCTGCCCGTGGTTCGCCAGTTGCGTAACTCCCTGGCCTCATCATTCCATATGAACTTTATCCCGCCCTGGGTGCGCAGGATTTTGCGGCGGCGGGCCGGATAGCTTTCACCGCTGGGGTTCTTCTGGCTGGCGATACGCTTTTGCTGGCGCTTACGCAGCCCGATCGCAACGTCACGCGTCAGCTTGCGACGGTGCCCCGGCGAAAGCTGCGCGGCCACGCTGGCTAGCCAGTCGTCTAACTGCTGGAAGAGGGGATCGGTTTGTTGTCCTGCCATGTTTCGCCGCTGACCTCATCAACAAATACCAGTGACCACGCGCCAATTTCTGGCCCCGGTGCAGGGTCAGCACGGTGACGGGTGACGATCTCGCCATCTTCACGGGTAACTATCACTGCTTCATCAGCCTGAATCTGGATCAGCACGTCCATCGTGCTGTTACTCAGAATATCGGCTTCAAATGTTATGCCGTTCTGCTGCCTGTCCGGGTTAAACAACAGATCAGGCTGATATAAGCGCGCCCATGCCAGCACCGGCACGCTGATAGTATCCAGAGATTCAGGGTAATCCATCACCAGCACTTCCAGCGTATAGCGATACTCAAACGCAGCAGCACGCTGGCCGGTGCTGACCATACGGCCTTTACGCAGGTAAACCGCCAGATTATCGGGATTCTCGCGCAGCCAGGGCACATGCTGGCTTATCATCTGGCGCAGTAAATCGGGTTTAAGCATGGCATCCCCTCGCGAAATAGCATTATCGCAGGCACCCGCAGACGCCTGCTGGAATGCTTATTCTTCGACTACTGCACCTTTGGGCAGATCGATAGCACCAAATACCGGGCAACCCGGATGTTTATCATCCTCCACCGCATCCAGTACCGATTGAGTAAACCACTCAGTACGGGCGCATTTATCTGCTGCCTGGTAGTGAATGAGATATTGATTCTCACTATTTGAATATTGAGCGCGGGCCTGTACCTCTCCCCATTCATCGCTAATACGAATATTCACCAGTAGCGAGAGGCAAAATTTAAATTTCTGCGGTTCAGCCGCATATTGCATTTTCTCTTCCATCACTTTTTCTTACTTATTGAGTTATAAGCAGCTTCACAGGCTAGCCCTCTGGCTCTTGCCTCGTCAGCATCTTTTGCCAGTTGCCCCGCTCGATCGTCAGCGCGGCGGAACAGGTCGGCGAGCAGTACGGCGCCGCTGGTTTCTGCCTCGCTTCTGCCGGAAGTTCCGGCACCGCAGGCGCGTTCACGGTCTGCCAGTTGCCTGGCGAGTTTGTCGGCCCTGTCGTGCAACCCACGAGAAGCAGCACGGGCACGATCGGCATCAGCCTGCACGCCAGCAAGCTGCTGGCTGGCTTGTTTTCTGATCGCATCAATTTCACCTTGTCTGCGTTGTTCTTCTGCCCTGGCCTCAGCCTGCCTTTGCGCCAGCGCGGTGGCGTCGCGTGCATCACGTCGCGCCCACTTTTCACGCCAGTGCTGATCGGCATCACCGTAACCGGCGCTGTAACGCCAGTAGCTAAAACCCCATACAGCAGCAGCGGCCAGCACAAGACAAACGATCACTTTCCAGCGTGACAACCCCATCTCTAAACCTCTCGCCAGCTCGCACTGTCATTACCGGACGTGCTGGAGCACTGTCAAAAATGACCGCGCTCGATACGCACGGCCAGCACAGTTAAAAATGACCTGCACGGCACATCAGGCAGGGTAATCGGCATAAGGTAACTGGAAGTGTGGCCCGTCTTTGAGCGCCTTCCAGTCTCCGCCCCACTCCACCGGAATGCCCAGATTTTTACCCGCCTGCTTAAACGCCTGTGAAATCTGCTGGTAATACTGCCAGTCCCATGAACCGGCAGGCGTTGGATAAGCGAAAACATCAACGGCGTGACCGGAAATATGCCTGCTGTTCATAGTCTGGCTTCTACCTTCCGCAACCAGTTGCTTTTGACGTTCGACAGTACGCAAACCTTCCGTAATGCCGAAATCAACCGGCGAAAGCTCCAGCGCCAGCCTGACTACCTTCACCAGATCGGGATGCACACCACGCAGGTTATTTTCACTTCTCTGACTGAATTTAAAGTTATTTGCCATTACGGGCACCTCGTTTGCTTATGCTCATTACGTCCGATCTATTAACAATCTTCATTACGTTGCCTTTGGCCGATAAAACAGCCACACAGAGCGCCATATTGATCGCCGTCTCCGCAAAGTTTGCGGTTGAATACCTTCCGGTAACGATCAGGATGGTGACTGAACCGCACGCAACAATGAGCACCCAGGCAAACAAAGCAGCCATGCGCTTATGCTTTGCCCCGTTGCGCTGATAAGTACCCAAAGTTACCGCGATTACTGCGCATGTAATTGCATTCACGATAAGCAGAAGTTCATTTAGCGTTACCATCGCCACCCCCCGAAAATAAACGCCCTGGGTTTATTTTTCTGAGCATGAGAAGCACATAAACCCCCAGCGCGGCGGCGACGGTTGCCCCAATAGATTTACCCACCGTAATGCCGTCAGGTAGGTACTTACCGATCGCCAACGTGATAAACCCAGTTGTCATATCTGCCGCGAGTACACCAATCAAAAAAGAAGCAATGAAATACCCAACTTGAGCAAACCGGCTTAACTCAGCAGCGGAAAGCACATACACCACAGCCCCGGCAAAAGCGCCGACAAAAACGCCCGCGTCAGTGCCTGATAACATGCTGGCAAATGTGACGCCTGTAATTGTCACCGTTGCAGCGGCAGCGCCGGAAATTGGCTCACCGACCATACTTACACCCCGCTTAATCCTCTGAATTATTCATTTTTAATCAATCCCATAGCTGCACGGTTTCCCGCTGGGCTGGCGGCTGGATCTCTGGCAGGTAGACAATCTGCCCGGCCTGCAACTCAGTGGCGGCGGAAATGCCCTTATTGGCATCGATCACCGCCTCGGTAACGCCTGCTGTTCTGCCGTAATAGCGCCAGCAAAGCAGGTCGATCGTGTCGTTTTGCTGCGCCTGAACGTTCATTACACCAACTCCGCCAGGCCCCGGCTTTCGTCCTGGATATCACGGATTGACCAGCGCACATCCCGCCACAGCGTATCGATCTGCGTGCTCAATGCCGCCGCGTGGTCTTCGCCTTTACTGGTGGTGTCAATATCACGGTAGCCTTCAATCAACAGCGCCTTAGTGAGTGAATACACGGCGTTTTTATAGCGCCATACCTTCACGGAAGTGCCATTCACCGGACTGGCCGGAATTTCTGCCAATGACTCATAGCCCGCATCAATCTGCACCTGGCGCCACAGGAAAAGCTGATCATTAACATGGGCCACCGCTTCCACCGTTCGCGACATCAGGCGATCGGTTGTCACCTGCCCATCAAGACGCATCGCGCGGCGTAGTTCAGCCAGCGAAATGACCGGCCAGAATGGCAGGCTTTCAACCTTCGCGCTGCCATCATCAGGCACTGGATCGGATGGTGGCCGTACTGGCTCAGTGGCTACCAGACTCATGATCTCTACTCCGTATAAGTCAGGCGGTGGACGGCAGGACGAAGACGCGGCGTTGCCTGTTTTCGCCTGCCGTGCCGCCTGGGTGCGCGGGGGCACGTTCGGTTATGACGCCGCCTTCTGGCGGGCTGTCGTGGTTCTTTTCTTCGCTGCCGGCTTGCTTTTAGCGGCGGGCTTTTTGGTTTCCCGCTTCGCTTTTGGCTGGGCTGGCGGCGTTGCCGTCTGGGTTTCGGTGCTGTTTGCTTCTGGCTTGCCGTCTGCGCCCTCACCGTCAGCAGGTTGCCCGGACTTCTTAAGCGCACGTTGCAGAAGCTCAATATCACGGGTTACGCCTGCTTTTTTCGGGTTCAACACTGCCGCCTGGCGCAGGTATTCAACCGCAGCGGTAAGCGATTCAACGTTGTCAGTCAGGCGCAGCGTATACCCCAGCGCCTTAAGCAGCTTTGAGCGCACCTCATCCGGCATATCTTCGTTCAGGGTTAAGCCCCGTAACGCTTCCAGCAGGTCAGCGGCGACCGGCGCAACAGCCGGGTTAGCTTTGAATGCAGCCAGGACGGGATCGCAAATTTCTTCCACCAGTACGGTGGCAGTGGTGCGGCGATACTGATCCGGCATCGGCAACTTATGGCGCAAGACATATTGACCAATGCGCAGGGCTTCGGCGATGTTTCCGCAGTCACAGCACCAGATCATGACGGTGGTTAACACGTCGTCAGACTGGCCGGAATCTGCCGTAAGTACGCCTTCGATCCACGGCTGGTAGTCCGGCAGCAGTTCGCGTTTTAAATCCGCTTTAGCCTTCTGGGACTGGACACGGCTTAAACGGGCTTTATCCAGTCGCAGGCGGTGAAGCATGGTTTCGTAGGCCGTCATTTCAAGCTGCGACGGCTCACGGCTGGCGTGGCGGCGTTCAGCCATCACGCGGTTAAAATGTTGTTGAGCAGGTGTCAACATGATGCCCCCAAAGCGGCCAGCAGTTAGCTGGCCTGCGCTGATTTATGGTGCCAGTGCTGGTTCGGCGGCGGTAATGCCTTCGATCAGACAGCCGAAGCCGTAATCTTCAACAACATAGGCATCATTTGACGAACTGTAGGTAGAGACGCGGTTATATTCCGGCTCTTCCACAATGCGGCGACGGTGCGCACCTTCCTGCCAGTAAATCGACAGGTTTTCCCACGAAGTGATAAACATGCTGCCATCAGGGAAGAAAGGCGCGATGAACGAAGGCAGGTTGCCGATCGTCTTACGCGATGCGATCAACTGACCGGCCAGCGCTTCGGAGTTCGGGTTATTGGTGCTTACAGCATTGATGATCGGGAACGAACGGCTAACCGTCAGATTACGACCGGTGATTACCACCAGATTGGGCGAATCTTTGTACCATTCGTCCATCAGTGAGTTAACCGCGTCATAAACCAGCGAGTCGTAGTTACCGTAATCACCTTTAGCGATCACCTGGTTGGAATCGTCGCGGCTGGTCACGGTGATATCTTTCATGACTCGTTGCGGCGCGTTCGCGCGGTACTGTTGCAGCCAGCCGATACCACAATCCTGCAAAAGCGGGTTAGCGTTGCGGTCGGACTTATCCGCATAGCTGGTTCCGTTAAAGCCGATCATGATGCGGTCAAGCGCGATACGCTGAATGATCTGATTGCTCAGACGCTGCTGGAAATCCGGGAATTTAGCCCACGCATCAAGCTGCGCATAAGAGGCGAAAGTATCCGCGTTCACCTTATTACAGGTGTACTTGTTCGAATCCAGCGCCGTGACGGAAACAGGCTGACGGCGATCGGTGGTGGAATTGTTGGTGCTGGAAATCGGGCCGCTCACGCCCAGACCGATTTTTTCACCGGACTGATCGTTAACACCGTAGATATTAATCTTCTTCAACATTTCGGAAGACTGCTGCACCTTGTCTTCAAGCGTCTGCTCAACGCTCGGATCAATGCTGAACGCCTTTGTTACGTGGGATTTGTTGATGTGATTGAGTTCGGCCTGTCGCTCAAGATACGCATCAAACAATTCACGGGTAGAATTACGCATAGTTATTTTTCCTGTACTGTTCCTTCGTTACTGACGGCGATCAGCAGTCAGCAAGCTGGGCGTTAGATTTTTCAGTTGCGCCGGTCGCTTCCGGGCGGCGGTATTTACTGGCGTCCTGGGTAGAAAGCTGCGCTTTCATCTCGTCGAACTCAGAGCGCAACTTATCCACCGCTTCGGCGGTCTGCTTGTTCTTAAGCTGTCCTGCGCTCAGTTTTTCCATCTTGTCCAGCAATTCACCCTGACTTTCCGCTACCAGTTCAACCGCCTGGCGGATATCGCCATTTTCACGATCGAAGTGCTGGCGGGTTCCGGTCAGCATTTCCTTGATACGGGAAAAGAAATTCTTCCCGGTGTCGGACGCTGGCGGCTCTTCCTGCGCAAATTCGAGGGATGACTCCAGGGTTTCAGTGAAGAAGCATTCAGGTGCGTAGTGACGCGCAGCCAGTGGGTTGGCACTGGCGTTCTGGGTGCAAAACTTCATCATTTCGGTGCCCAGGCTCGCCGGGTTATCGGTACAGGCCAGCCCCATAAGGTAGGCTTTTCCGGTGTCGGCAAAGGACGGATGCACCTCAATGCTATGGTAGATTTTCTGGCGTTTGCCTTTCAGTTCTACCAGTTCGTCCGTGGCGTCCACCTTCACCAGAAGCGCCAGTTTGCCCTTTAGCGGGCCCTCGGCAATCTCTTCGGCTTTGGCTTCAACCACGTCACCATACGCGCGGAAATCGCTTGTCGGCGACCAGCCTAAAATGTGCTCCAGATTGACGCGGGCGCCATATACCTGGGGATCGTACTGTTCGGCCATTTCGGTGATGTGCTGACGTTCCAGTACTCGACCGTCACAGGTTGCGCCCTCTACTGCGGCGCGGAAAAAATTTGTCATTGGCATGGTGACAAAGCTCCGGGTTGGTAAGCGATTGATATTAACCAGTGCCCCAATCATTCCCTTTGCGGCCGGAAGGCGCAAAGCCTTCACTTTGTCGGACTCAGGCGACAACCAGCGGCGATATTGTTGCGCGCGCGAGCGCGATAGCCTGTTGCCATGAATACAGCCGAAGACCTCAGCACAAAAGCCAAAAGCCTCTACTGGCAGGCGTTTAGCATCACTCAGATTTCTAAGGAAATCGGGGTGAGCATTAACACGATCTACAGTTGGCGCCGCCGCTATGAATGGGATAAAGCTACCCCCATGCAGCGGGTGCAGGATCGCACGCACGTTCGTTACCTGCGCCTGGTGGAAAAGGACGACAAAACCCCGAAGGACTTTAAAGAAATTGACCTGCTGGCGCGCCAGCTTGACCGCTTTGAACGGCATGAGCGACGCGACCAGGAGAAAGAGAAGAAGGCGAAGACCCCGAAAAACCATTTCACCGAAGAACAGATAACCCAGCTTCGCGCCCTGATCTTTGATTCGCTATACGAGCATCAAAAACGCTGGTTCAAACAGTGGAACCGGCGTAACCGCTTCATCCTCAAATCGCGCCAGATTGGTGCCACCTGGTACTTTGCCCGCGAAGCGTTGTTGCGTGCGCTGGAAACCGGAAATAATCAGATATTCCTGTCAGCCAGCCGCGCCCAGGCGTTCCAGTTCAAGCGGTTCATTCAGAAGCTGGCAAGGGAAATAGGAGTAGAACTTAAGGGCGGTGATGCCATTGAGTTAAGCAACGGTGCGATCCTGTATTTTCTCGGCACCTCCGCCGCGACGGCCCAGAGCTACACCGGCGATCTGTACCTTGATGAAGCCTTCTGGATCAGTAATTTCATCAAACTGCGCTCGGTGGCCGCAGGCATGGCGACACAAAAAGGACTGCGCCGCACCTACTTTTCGACGCCTTCCAGTGAAGAACATGAAGCCTATCCCTTCTGGACTGGCGATCAGTTCAATGAAAGCCGCCGCCGATCCGATCGGGTGGATATCGACACCAGTTATAAGGCACTGAAAAACGGCAAGCTATGCGGGGATAACATCTGGCGCCAGATAGTCACGCTGGAAGACGCCATGAAGCTCGGTTTCGATCTGGTTGATATTGATGAAATCCGTAGCGAAAACTCCCTTGACGAATACGCCAACCTGTACGGATGTACCTTCGTTAAAGCAGGGGAACGCGCCTTCGACTACAACACAATTTTGGGCTGCGGCGTTGATGGCTACATGCCGGACGCGTGGCCGGACTGGAACCCGTTTGCACCTCGCCCGCTGGGTAATCGCCCTGTCTGGGTTAGCTATGACCCCAACGGCAGCAGCGGCAAAGGCGACAGCGCCGGGCTGGTTGTGCTGGCCCCGCCAGCAGTGCCGGGTGGTAAGTTCCGCGCGGTAGAACGTCACCAGTTACGCGGCATGGAGTACGAAGAGCAGGCCAAATTTATTAAAGAGATAACCACCCGCTACAACGTGCAGCACATTGCTATCGACGGCACAGGGATCGGCGATGCGGTTTATCAACTGGTGATCAAGTTCTTCCCGCAGGCGGTTAAATACAACTATTCACCGGTTCTTAAGCGGTCGATGGTGCTCAAAATGTTGATGGTCATTCGTGCCGGGCGCTTTGAGTTCGACGCCGGAATGATGGATCTCGCACAGTCGTTTATGACCGTGCGTAAAGTCACCGCAGGCGGCGTTATTACCTACCAGTCCGATCGGGCCCGTGGCAGCAATCACGGCGATCTGGCATGGGCAACTATGCAGGGCATTTACAACGAACCGATCGGCGCGGAAGTAACCGGCGATAACGGCAGTTTTGTGGAGGAGTTTTAATTGAGCGGCAAAAAGAAATTCAGGGCGCCAACTGCTGCGCCAGCCAGCACGGCCAGCAACGCAGCCACCCCGCTGGAAAGCGTGGAATCTTTCAGCTTTGGCGACCCGATCGCAGTCAACGATCGCGCGTCTCTTATGGAGTGCCTCGAATGCCATAACAATGGCCGCTGGTATGAACCACCGATCAGCCCCTACGGGCTGGCGCGCATGTTCGACGTTGCCGCCTATCACCAGTCACCGCTGATATTTAAACGCAATGTTATCGCCAGTTGCTACATACCGCACCCGCTGTTGACCCGGCAGGAGTTCACCGCCTGGGTGCAGGATTATTTAATTTTCGGTAACTGTTACATGGAATGCCGCCGCAACCGACTCGGCCAGCCGATCGAGCTGCGGCACAGCCAGGCAAAATATACGCGGCGTGGCATAGACCCGGCGCAATTCTGGTTTGTTCCGCGCTACGTTGACGATCACGCGTTCGAACCGGGCAGCGTCTGCCAGATCAAGAACCCCAGCCCGCACCAGGAGATCTACGGTGCGCCGGAATATCTGGCCGCGCTACAAAGCGCCATGCTGAACGGTGAAGCAACGGTGTTCCGCCGCAACTACTACATTAACGGCAGTCATGCGGGTGTGATCGTCTACCTCACTGACCCGGTGGCGAATAATAACGATGTGGAAAAGCTTAAGAAGTCGCTGAAAGATGCACGCGGCAACGGTGCTTTTAAAAACCTGTTTGTCTACGCGGCGGGCGGGAAAAAAGACGGCCTGCAAATTATGCCGTTCAGCCAGGTGGCGGCGAAGGATGAGTTTACCGGCATCAAAGACGCCACCCGCGACGACCTGTTAGCCGCGCACCGCGTGCCGCCCGTTCTGATGGGGGTAATGCCGAATAACTCCGGTGGCTTCGGCGACGTAGAGAAAGCGGCGAAGGTGTTTTCCATCAACGAACTGGCCCCGATACAAGAAAGCCTGAAAGAGTTAAACGACTGGCTGGGGATCGACGTGGTGCGCTTCAACCCTTACGCACTGTTGCAGGCAGCAATCTGACGCCAGCCCGGACACACCCACCACCACCGCGCAAAGGCCTACACGGCCATAACTGACCACACCGCACGTAAGCCCCTCAGCAGCCTGCTGGCAGGGGCTTTTCTTTTTCCTCAACCCACCACGGCGAACCGAAAACGACGCAGCAGCGAGGCGCAGCGGCGCGAAAATCGGCGCAGATAATACCGACCCTATCCCACCCCTCAGCGCGCGCTCGTTCCCCCGCCTCGCCCGCACGCAGAAACCCCGCTTTTTTGTGCAAATGTGCAGACCACCGGAAGGCCCGCCCCGTCTGGTCTGCACTGATAATACGAATGCCGAAACATTTGTGCATTAACGTGCAATTTTTTGCAGTGTTTTTAACCCAATAAAAAAGGGCTTTGTTAGCCCTCAATTTTTTACCTTCCCCACTCCCGATCAGGAAGCCGATCTTTGAAGGCAAGGTAATCGTAAAATTCACGAGTATGGGAAAAAATACATTCGCACATTGCAGCGCCAGCATTTGAAAGAGCCAATTTCAACATGCCGTCAGGTTTAGGATTGCTCACCAAATTTTCATAAACTTGAGCCTGATCTGTACCGTGGACACATAACAAAAGTGACGACTCAAATGTAACAACGGCATCCAATAAGCGCTGATGAACCACGGCAAGGGCTGGTTGGTTTGCAACAATTGCATTCAAACAGCGGCGATCACCTGTCATGAAAATGGCTTCCGGGTTCTCTATGCACGACGCAAGCAATAGCTGCTCGCCTACATCAATTCCGGGCACACTCCCCAAAAGCTCAATAAGCTGTGAGTCCTGAACTTCCGGGATATCCTGCACAGATTCGATGAAGGCACCCACCTGCTCGTAAACAACCTGACTACCACACTTCCTGATTGCTTTATCAGGATTTTTTGGCAGAAGCTGAAAACGAGCAGCAGGGGTTCCGCGAAAATGCTGCTTTCATCCTGTTTACAAGATCACTTGTTTTTTGCTTCGCCGCCATCACTTGCGACGGCAGCTTATCCAGCCCGGACGCTGCGCGGTTGCGCGATACCAGCCGCCCGTTCTGCACGGTCATAACAAGATCGCCGCACGCCATTGACGCACCGGCCATCATCGATCTGACCATTCCGGCGCTGGCATCGATACCACGCAGCGCCAGCAGTTCACTGATCTGCTGCTCTTTCACGGATAGCCCGGCCCTCTCTTCCCGTTCCGGTGGCCGTTTTTTACGCTTACTTCGCACATCGTCACTTAGCCTCTGTGCCAGTTCTCGCTTTTCCTGCCGTGAAAGCACATCAAAATTCACCGTCTCGCCCACTTCGTGATCGGCATGTTCAAGACCGTCAGCACCTGCCGCGGGATCCCGCGTACAGTTATTGACAGAACTCCGAGGGGCGGCGTTGCCGCCTGAAAAACCAACGTCAACGGCCACACCGTCAGCGCTCTGGCGCTTCGGCACGATTTTGTATTGAGTGGTGCGGGTGAAGATCAAAGAGTCATTGCCCGTAATCGGGCAGTAAATACCAGTGATTCGCTGGACGTTATCGCCGTAGGCGTTGCCGTTTTCAGTGGTTTCATAATTCAGACGGATGCGCAGCTTATCGCGCTCAACCAACGGGCCACCCTGGGCTAATACGTAGTTATCCCATTCGCCACCGTTAGCGGCCTGCCGGGCGGTTTCCAGTTCAGGGTGTAACACCAGTTCGCGATCGCCCAAGCGGCGAAGTTCGCGATATACCGTGACCGGCGCACCGCCGATCTGCTGAAACTGACGAATAGCCCAGCGCGATGCCCACGCGCTAACGCGGAGTGACATTTCTTTCAGGTCTTCCCCGGTTTCGTCGTCCTTCTCACCATCCAGCGCGAAGCCGTCGATATTCTTCGAAATGTATTTCGCTATGTAGCCAGTTGCGCTGCCGTGGGCATCGTCGATCGGCACGACCTGAAAGCGGTTTTCCTGCGCTCCCGGTTCGTTGCCGTCTTCTTTCAGGGCATATTTACGGAAGATTTCGCGCGCCTGCTCGACGCATTCCGGGCGCATAAAAAGAAGCAAATGCCAGTGTGGCGTTGCATCGTGGTGCGGTTCGACCACGCGGAAACCAAAGACGCGGATCCCTTTTCTCTTCCATGCGGCGCGGGTTCTCGCCCAGACTTTGCAAAGATATTGCTGTGTCTCACGCGGCGACGCGCCACAGTATTTGTTATTACGGCGCCCGTTATGCTGCATAGCGTGATAGCGGGAAGGCGCTGTCAGCGTGTAGAAGTCACCGGCCAGCCCTTCCAGCTTCGCCAGATCTTCAAATCCGCGCATTCTCGTCATGAGTTCGCGGCGACGGTTGGCCGGATTGGCAACACTGCCGGCGACTTTATCGATCAGCGAAATGCGCTCGCCCGTGTCCTGGTCTTCCAGTTCCATAGCCTTGAGGTATTCACGGTTAGCTTTTTTCTGGGCCAGCCATTCCGTAAGGCACGGGGCGCTACTGTATGGGGAGGATTTTTTCTGGACGTATCCCGCTGCGATCATCAAATGCTCACGCCACCGGGCATGGATACGGCGCAGGCGGTTTAACCACCACTGCGGTGACTCAAGACGGAGAACTGCGCGTAACGCGTCCTCCGCTTCAAGTTCTTCATTGCAATAAGCTGTCCAACCGGGGATCGGCGTTTTCAGATGCACTGCCAGCGATGCAATACGGCCATAGCCAGAAAGCGCCGCGAACTCAGGATCGCCGGTGCGCACCAACTGGTGATCGGACTCGCGTATAAACTCGCTCGTAAAGATATCGGCAAGCGTATAAGCCAGTCTTTTTAACTCTTTTTTCCCTGCCCAGAGCATACGGAAAAGCTGATCGCGAATTGGCAGCAGAATGCCGGGCATCACAGTATCAGGCTGGTAAACACTGTTCACGCTATCAATACGCGTTAATACGTGGCGCTCAAAGGTGTTAAGCAGCCAGTGATCTGCCGCTTTGCGGTCTTTCACATCCAGCGCATCAAGCTTCGCTGCAAAGTGGCGGCGGACATATTGCGGAAGAGAAGCCAGACGGCGACGCAGCAGCTTACTGCGTTCCGGCTTTTCGTCCTCCGCTACCAGTTCACTGAACGCAATATGCTTACGCGTGCCGTCCGGCGTGAGATAGTCGAAACCATCCAGCCCCGGCGCTACATCAACGCCAATCGGCTGGTATGGTTTGTTCCCGCCATAAGCGTAAGGGATAGCATTGTCAGTGCTGCCCGGATACGGTGGAGGTGGAGAAGGGGCGCGACGGCCACTGGTTGCCGTGGTCATATTTGAACTACATCCCCTACTTTAACGGCTTTGGCTTCCTCTTCTGATTTCTTCAGAATTGTGGTTATTGACTCCCTTCCATAAGCTGTTACTTTCGCCTCAACCAACCAATACGGCACAATCTCGCCACGACTCACGCTTATGATTTCAACGATCCAGGCGTCTACAAGATTCATTAAAACGCCTCCAGATCGTCAAACGTGCCTGCCGCAACCATCGCGTTGTAAGTCGCATCACCCATCACGGCGCCACAATCAGGGCAACCGCCGCCGTAACGCCCGCAGCAGTCGCAGACAGGCAGCACGCCGATCACTTCTTTGGCCTTCTGGCGGTTGTCTTTGTCAGTGCTGACGGAACGTTGCACGCTGATTTCGTGCATCTTGAAAGGCTGATAAATCGCGCGGGTGGCTTCGGTGTCGCTGTTGGAAATGACAACCTTCACGCCATGCTTACGGTTAACTTCCAGCAGTGCCTGGACTAACTGGCGGTGGTTGTCTTCCGTGAATGGTTCGGTGTGGTATTGGGTAAAATCGGCTGTTTTGCTTTCAGGCAGGTAAGGCGGATCGCAGTAAACGAGAACATCGCCACCCGTGACGACCTGTAGAGAACGCTGGAACGGCGCGCAAAGAAATATTGCCTTTGTATCGTTGGCCTTTTCGGCAAACAGGCGGATTTCATTTTCAGGAAAGTAGACGCTCTTATACTTGCCAAACGGCACGTTAAAGCCGGTCTTACGGCTGTAACGGCATAAGCCGTTATAACCGTGGCGGTTCAGATACAGGAATTGAGCAGCACGCATGATGCGCGCCATTTCGACGCCATAACGCAACCCACCGCTTTTTACCGTACATACCTGCTTATTGAACGCGGCGCGGACTTCGTTGTACCCCTGCGGGCTGTTCTTGCTGTTGAACAGTTCGCGGGCCGCATCGATCACTAAGTCCGGGTAACGGGTGACTTCCCGATAAAGGTTAATAAGATCCGGGTTGATATCAGCCAGCACATAGCGGCGGTACTCAGTCGCCAGAAATACCGATGCGCCGCCTACGAACGGTTCGATCAGGCAGTCGGCTTTAGGAAGGTGCGGCAGCAGGTCAGGAAGGACACGGGTTTTACCCCCTGCCCATTTGATGAACGGGCGAATAATAGGGCTGCTCATGATGCGTGCCCCACTTTCTCAGCTTTCAAAACCATGCGGCTACCGTCCGACAGGTTCCAGCCGATTTCCCCTCCCTCAGACATAACCAACTGCCAAACTAATTGCGCAGCTTCGTTAGTCACATCACGACCAGGATCACTACCAACGCGAAGGCGGCGCCCTTCCCCATCATCGCGCATCTTTGCCAACTGGATTTTTTTAGTCAGCGGTGAAAAACCTAATTGAAGTTTCGCTACGTTACTCATGTAAAAGACCTCTATTTATAAATAACCGTAAGGAGAAGAAGGAATGGAAGGGCGCTGCAATTCTTCAATGCAGTGCTGGCGCAGGTTGCTGATAAAATTAGTGGTTACTGATCCAGTGGCAGAAAGGGTTAACTCACCATCACGGCGGGTTTTAATGGTTAAGCCTTCATTTTCGATAGCAGGTAAAAGAACATGCAAAATGAAGCTATATTGATCACGTCTGGTCATAATCTCTTCCTCAAAAAAAGAATGAGTTGAACCGCCGCCACTTAATAAAAAGGCGGAGAAAACATAGTTGATTTTTTTAAAACCGAATTACTTAATTAGCTTTTTAAATAATTCAGCCAGTGTAAGCAGGAAGCCTTTATTTATTCTTTGGGTATAAATAAACGGTTTATTTTTACCTTTGATAAATTGAACCTTCGCCGGTTCGGGTTTAAAAAATCTTCCGTCCGGCGTTTCCAGCCAGCCGCGTGAGTTCTTGAAGTGCGTGACCTGGCACCCGTGCTTAAGCAGGCTTGCCAGTGATGGGCCTTCATCGTGCATTACTGCCCCCTTGCTTATACATCTGATCAACCGTGCGCATGGCTTCCGCTAAAGCAAAGTCACGCCCGTAATAATCGCCATTGCTGGAAATACGATAAGAGTGCTTAAACGTAAATGGATTACGCGGGCACTTTTGAATCGTGAAGCCACGATATAAATAAGAGTGGCGGCTTAATTGCACTAACTGGCTCATATCATCTTCCTGTGATAGCCACTTTAAGATCAGCAATTAAACGGTTTAATTGCTCGCGCCCTTCTTCGTTCAGTGCTTCAATGCCGTAATCGTAAGCAGCAAGAATAGATATTTCCTGCTCACGCGAATCAATGGCAACCGTTACTTTAGTGCCCGGCTTTATATATGTCGGCACATCATAGGTATTGTTATCAGAAAAAGGGTTGATAACTGCCGTGTAGCTTTTATTCAGTGGATTGAACATATCGCCCTCACATTCCCAGCTTAAGCAATTCACCATCAACATGGCGGGCCACGTCTTTGGTTATTTCCTTAATCAGCTTTTTATCCCTGATCATGAACTCGCCGCTATTGGTGCGAATCATGAAGCCCGTTTGCATATCTTTTAAATGGGTGTCCAGAATGTCGTTACATTCACGCACCCGGTTTTCGTGGTTGGCTGTTTTCTGGCTCATCGCGATAACCTCAAAGACCGATCCACAACAACCACGCGTCGCGCTGTTCTCTCGGACGGTTGTAATAGGCGTCACGCATTGCGCGGTTGAACTCAGGAATATAGATCCAGTTCTCAGCGCGGGCGCCCAGGCTTTCCGGGTTCTTCCACGGGATGATCGGCAACTTACCGTCTTCAATCATGCTCTTAACCGTGGCGGGCTTCTTACCGATTAACTCGGCAAATTTAGGGTATGGAACCGCGTCAACGGCGTGACGCACTTCAATGAACCCCTCTAACTCTTTCTCTGTCATGTGTCATAATCCCCATCGGCGCTAGGCGCTTATTTCGGCTTGTAACTGCTTATATTGGCGGTTGCTCATGGTAGAGATTACCACCCTTAAGGAGAATGTTATGGTAGAGATCCCTACCCCGTCAAGCGGCGTGGGTGAAAAAATCAGAGCTATCAGGGATGCGGAGGGGTTAACAAGGCAGCAATTCTTTGAATTAACTGGAATACCTGCTGGCACGCAGAAGTATTACGAGACAGGAAGAGTGGAGAGTATTGGTAGCGATATCTTGCTTAAGATCACTCAGCATTCACGTTTCGCAAAATACACGCTCTGGCTTATGACTGATAAGACCGCCCCTCAAGCTGGTCAAATCGCACCGGCCCTCGCACACATTGGGCCAGAGTCAACTGGATCAGACCGCTCCGAGAAACAAACTGGTTAACTGTTTATAAACATTACATTTTCACTATCTGTTATCAGGATGGGGAAATAAACGCCGGAGGGCTTTCTTATGTCGATTAAGAAGCTCGAAGGTGGTCAATATGAAGTGGACGTATGGCCGCGCGGACGTAACGGAAAACGTATCCGCAGGCGATTTGAGAAGAAACAAGAGGCAGTTCTTTTTGAGCGTTATGTATTAGCCAACGCCGACAAAAAAGAATGGCTGGGCGCGAGCGTTGACCGCCGCACCTTAAGCGAGTTGTTAGATACCTGGTGGCTGCTATATGGACAGACTCAGGAAAATGGCGAGATTGAAAAGCGGCACCTGAATAAAACAATCAGGGCGCTTGGTGATCCAGCCGTTAACCGACTGAACAAGCGAATGATTGCACAGCACCGAAGCCAACGGCTGGAAGACGGTATCAGCGCAGCAACGATCAACCGGGATATTTACCGTTTGTCCGGGATGTTCAGCACGTTGATAAAGCTGGAAGAGTTCAGAAAGGAAAACCCCTGTAAGGGTCTGGAACCACTGAAAGAAGCGCCGCCAGCTATGACTTATCTCGCCAAATCAGAGATCAGCAAATTGCTGGATACTCTGACCGGCGACGATCGACGTGTAGCACTGCTATGCCTCAGCACTGGCGCACGCTGGGGTGAAGGGAGCACGCTGCGAGGTGAGCAGGTTAATCACGGGCGTGTGACGTTCCTTAAGACCAAAAATGGGAAAAAGCGCACGGTGCCGATATCGGAAGAACTGGAGAAAGAGATCAAGACCAGCGACACCGGGCCACTGTTCAAAGTTGACTATGAAAACTTCTGCGAACGGCTCAGGCTGGTTAAGCCTGACTTACCACGCGGGCAGGCCACGCATGTGCTTAGACATACGTTCGCAAGCTGGTTCATGATGAACGGGGGGAACATTATTGCGTTACAGCAAATTCTGGGGCACGCCAGCATACAACAGACGATGGTTTATGCTCACCTTGCACCTGATTACCTGCAACACGCAGTAACGTTAAACCCTCTTGGCGGCGGGCTGATGGTGTGA